CTTTATCGTTTTATGGCCCCCGGGGTTTGACGGCCCGACTGGGGGCCTATCTTTTTTGCAAATGCGGCCCGGCCGCTTGAGATACATAGCAACATAGAGAGGGGCGTGGCCGATGGAGGCAGCGGTACTCTCGACCATCATATCCACCGTAGGCGCTATCGGCGTCGCTGTCGTAGGGTGGCAGCAAAAAATCAACCAAAAACACAACGACAAATGCGAGGAATTGCGGACAGAGGGGGCCATACTCCAACTGGAGATGACCCAGGCGGAGCTAAAACTATCCAAGGTAACCGCCGCGCCAGGAATTAGTACCATTAGCAAGACCGCCTATTTCACGGAAGGCGGCCCACCCAGTGGTCCCCGAAGACTGGACCGGACCAACGATGGCGACTGTGCTGTTAGGCGAATCGGTACCCCGCCCTCCATACACGCCATCTTTTTTTCGATTTATGCGGTCTACTATTGCATCTTCAAAGGTCGCGCTTAGTAGATATTGGCCCAGAGCCGTACCGCTTGCAGACATCACCGTTATCAGCGCCTGCCCGATCTCTGGTGCGGCCTGCTTAATACCCGCCGCAATGAACGTCCCTACCTTCTGCCCGAAGCTCTCAATTTTAGCAGCACCGCCACTATTGAGCCAGTTATCATATAGCTGCGCTAAGTCCTCTATAATAAAACTTACTTTGGCGAGGAAGTCTCGCTGCTGAAACTCTGGATTGTCCAGCCAATGCCCTTTGATGTAAGCAAAGGCGTTTTCAAAGGACGTCATAAGTTTCTCGGCCGCCTGGTTGGCTTGATACTGCAGTTGATTTTTCCATCGGGCTACTACTGCAGGATTCCCCGAAAACCAGTCGGATATCTTCTGGAGCCTGGGCATGAGCGACGTCAGCACTCCATCACCTGTCTTGCGAAATAAAGTGTTGATCGTATCAGAAATGGTGGACAACAAACCTGACGCAGTTTTACTCAGACTATCCGCACCGCCCGAGAATGTTTTTTCGGCGTCCTTCATCAGCCCGGCGAATCCGCCGGCAGCATCCATCTGCTCCTTGCTGTATTTCATATTAAATTCTTTGAGGCGTTCAAATTCGCCCATCTTGGCATCGGCCAACGCCTCCATGGCGTCCCCGACAGTCTTGCCCGGCGTGAGTGCTGCCATATCTGCCGATATCGTTACCAATTTTTGAGCCGCCTTAATGTCTCCGTCGGATATACCGATCCCCCTGGTCATGGCCGGGAATAGGTCGGTCATTTCGAAAGGCGTGGCCGCGGCGAACTTGTCCAACCAGGTCATAACTTCCTCGACGGCTTTTTTATTCCCCTTCAGCCAATGCTCCATCGACACCTGCTGCTTTTGGAAATCCATAGCCGCCCCGACGGTCACCTTAGATAACTCTCTGGCCCCCACCACCGACAGGGTTATCATGGCCAAGTTACGCAAGTTGAACAGGCTTTTGCGTACACCCGCTATCGCGTTACCGGTCATATCCTTAGCCTTGAGGGTCATAGTTCCAAAGCTCTTTAATTTGGTCATCTTGGCCCCGAAGGCATCGACCTGTTTGGCGCCGTCATGTAAGCCCTTTTTTAGCCCGGAACCATCAGCCCCTATTTTTACGACTAGCTCGCCTATGCTCGCCATCCTTGGACACCCCCTTGTTATGCACTGCTGCCATACTCAACATTACAGACTTTGACTCCTGCCAGGTCAGCTGATCTTTACCATCAACAAACTCCTCGTAGGATGGCACCTTTTTGAAGTACGGCAGCAGTGCTCCGTACCACGCCTGCCAGCGCCTCTTATATGCCTCGTGTTCCTCGCGCCATCCATACCCCTCTACCATCCGCCTATAATCGGCCGGAGTTAATCTCTGTAACTCCCACGGTTTCAGTGCCAGCGGGCCGTAACCCGTCTTCTGTATTTCCGGCCACACATCCGAAAAGCGGAAGTCTTCTATTCTTCCGCCTGTGTAAAATTTTCAAACAATTCGGACTCCATCAACTTTTGGGTTATTAATGCGTCTAATTCGGTCAGCGTCCCGCCTTCAGAAATATACTCACTGATAACCTTGCCAGCGTCTTTTACTGTGAACGTGCGCGGGGCGTTATGTAACATCCCGCCCCACACCAACAGCCGCATGACCTTAAACCCGATATCACCGGACGCAAATATGGCACCGATACTGGTGCCATATTTATCCTCTATCTCTGCTATTGCATTAAAATCATATTTTAGATCTATAATCATAAAGCCTCCTATGAAATAGTTACCTCTCCGCTCCATTTGAGGGTTGCCGACATGGTTTCTTGTTCCCGCATGGGTGAATCAAATCCAACGCTAGTGACGAAAGCTGCCCCCGATAGGGCGGTCCCATCAGGATAGGTGATAGAGCAGGTTGCGCTGGTCCCGTTGGTATAGGCGGTAATTAGAGCCACCTGTCCACCGTCGGCTTTAACGCGGTTAGCCTTTAATGTAAACGACCCGGTTTTAATAATTGCACTCGGGATAAATTCCTCGTATCCACTGGTGCTGGCGTGGTTAGTTACGTCGATCTGGTCTTTTTCGACCATGGTCGCCGCAACTTCAAGTAATTCTCCTACGGTTGATCCGCTGTATACTACTATTACCCCAAATCCTGCGGTTGCTGCTGAAGCCATTTCTTTTCCTCCTTAATCGTTATAAAATACTTGGTAATCTTGATCGATACAGTAACTGTCCAGCCCGTCCTGCCACGCCCCGTTCTGCCCCTCTTGGAAACTATGTCCTACCTTTGTGCTGGCTGCCGGCCACGCATCCATGGCCGTGGCGACCTGGAGTGCAATCGCCAAGGCGCTGTCCTTAGTCTTTGCATAAGTTGATACCTTTATGGAGTATATGTTGGAGGTGGTATACCCAACGTGACTATACAGCTTTTCTCGGTATACCTCCTCGAAGCATAGATACGGAGCGGCTACTGTCTGGGGTTCATGATCGGGATAGATTTTGTCGTCCACCAGATCAGTCAGCCCAGTATAGCCTGATAGGTATGTGTATAAGTCCGACTCGAAGCTCACTAATCATCACCCCAGTTCAACGTGAGTATGCTTATAAAATCTTCAATCGTCTTTTTGACCGCCGCACGATTAGTTCTGGACTTGTATGCCGGTCGAATAAAAGGGTGAGGCTTTATCCTCTTATTTAGTTTCTTGGCAAACTTCACCGGCCGAGCCGAGCCTTTCTTGGCGCCGCGCTTATAAAAAGCTATTTGGTAAACGGTCCCTTTGTCGCTATATGGCGGGCGGTGGCCATACTCAACGGCAGTCGGAATATAATATTGTGAGTTGGTAGCCTTGGCATAATACTGGAATTGGTCATTGTAGCCTTTGGGAATATAAACAGCAGCAAACGCCTTGCTCTTTTTATGATCCCAGGTAACCCGTGACTCAATCGCTCGAGCGATGCTGCCCTTAGCTCTCCGCCTGGCATCGTCACGGATGATGTCGGCCGCCTCTAAAACTATCGGCCCCAGGTGATCACAAAAAGCATCGCCATACTTGTCCAGTTGGAGCATGGCAGCTTGTACTCCCTCAACCTTGAGCCTCATTCTCATGGCGTCACCGCCTCCCGGCACAGCATGTACATCTCGCCCTCGCGCTGTCGGCTTACGTCGACGTATGTTATATCCAAATATCTGCCGCGCCACAGTATACGCATTGTCGGGACCACCCCCGCCAAATAACGTATCTTAATTTTATGGCTGGTCTCGGCAATTAATTGTGGAGAGTAAAACCTTTCGGCTCCGCCCACAGTCTGCACCTGAGCCCAGACCGTTTTCCACGTCCCCCAGGTCTGTATCATCTCGCCAGAGCTGCCGCGGGTATCAGTGCTGGTCTGAATGGTTATCCTTTGGTCCAGATCGCCCGCCCTCATATGTTAGGCACCCGATCAATCCCCAGCAGACTCTCAACGCCCCACGGTATATCTTTGAGCGCCGTATCGATGCTGGCCTCTCTGTGCTCGTATAGGTGCCCAATCAGTAGCTTGAGCCCCGCCTTAATATCATCATCGGCCGAAGCAGCTCCACATATATATTGGATCACCACTCCATGGAACGGCCTCAAGGCGCCAGTCGGCCAGGACTTACCATAGGCCAACCCAACCTTGCCGACAAAGGACTTGGTATCCACGTAGTAGTCTGTAGCGGTCATGGTGTGCTCGGTGCCGTCAGTGCCAAAATACTTTATATGATTCACGCTGGCCAGCGGCGACATCAGCTCGACATAATCAACCGTGGGCCAGCTATCGAGATACAATTCGCGGGTCTGAGTAATCAGCGCCCGCTTACGGTATTTCTCGCAATATATACGAGCGGCCGTAATCAGCGAGGCTATCAGGTAATCATCGGTGGATATGTCCACCTTGAGGTGTTCCCGGGCCTCATCGATAGTCAATGGTTCGCTAGTGGGTGCGGTGTAAATCACATCTGCCATCATACCCACTCCCTTTCGATGGTGGCCCGACCCAGGACCGTGCTCCCCTCAAGGGTGCCACTAAACTCATAAGTAAGCGGGTCAAACCCTGTGGACGGGACAAGATACTCGTAATAATAGATGCCCGTTGAACTCTTGGTGGCAGCCACCCCGTCTACGAGTTTTGTTTTTCTGCCGTCATAAATAGTTATCTTGACGTTGGCCGGGTCTGCCAGCGCATTGGAAAAAGAATAGAAACTTGCTGTCAGCCTTACCGTATCTCCGATTTTAGCCAGGTTCTCCACCTCCAGTACAACGATTCTCTCGACTTGTTCCAATGTCGTGGCCCGGCTCACGTTAACCATACTGGTCAGCCTCTCCACAACACTCTGCAGTATGGTCTCGATCTGGACCGATACCGCCGCAACCTGAGCGACGATGGGCAGCGATGCGGTTAATCTTTTGCCTATTTTCCTCCTGGTGGATGCGCGTGCCCTCAGTTGGGCGGTCAGCGCTTTCGGGATGGTCAGCACCGCGTCGGTAACTCTTATTGCTGTGCCGGCCAACGTGGTCGCAGCTGTCAGTATCAGGGATAATGCCCTGCTAAAGCGCGCCGATAATCGAACCTGCCCAATCAATCGTTTTTTTGTTTTTGATGTCCGGGCCGCCCCGATAGATAATGGTGCTACGAACGTCTTGGGCATGGTTTTGAGCGCGGCACTGGCACTGTCAATCGCAGCAGTTAAATATTTGCCAGCTTGTTTTTGGGTTGTCCCATTGGCCGCCAGATCGGCGGCCAACTCTTTTGGTATGCCCTTACTCTTGCTTGCCGATACCCTTACCCGCGCTGCGAGTTTCTTTCCCGCTTGTTTGATAGCCAAGGCCGACAATATCTCGGTTGCGGACAGCTTTTTACCTACCTTCTTAGCTATAACTCCGGTTATGTTGTTCATGGCTGCCAGTCGTTTCTCTGCGACTCTGGTCAACCCGGCTGTCAATGAGGCGGTCGCCGTCAACTCTTTGTCGCGCATCTTGATAGCCCGGCCAGTTGCCCGAGTATTTACGGCGCGGAGGTGCTTGCTTATTGTCTTGGTCGCTGTTCCGGCCAGTGCAACTGCTGTCGTATAGGTCTTACCAACCGTTTTGGCAACGCTCGCCGTCAAGGTAGCTGCGCTCTCCAACGCTTTCTTGAGTTTCGCCGGGTATAACTCCGAGGCTGTTATGCTGAGATTTACGACCAGCGCTTTTGGCAGTATCCGGCCCGCGATAAAGCTGGCGGACGCCGTTATACCAGCTGTTAGTGCTTGGGCCAAAGTGTTGCCCCTACTTTTAATGAAACCCCCCAATGCGGAGACCGACGAGGTAAGTCCCTTGGCGGACTCCTTGGTGGTGCTGCTGGTGGTCCCGAGCA